CAGAAACAGCAGTCAAGGAATATGGTAATGGAACATATCAAGATAGGGTATCTGAACTTGATATTGATTCAGCACTTGCAGACCTTGGTGTTGGTATGGAAAGATTCAACTATGGGGATGCATACAATGCAGGTTATGACCTTGGTCAAGGTGTTGAAGATAAGGTTTCAAACTTTGACCCATCAAGTTTATTCGGTGGTTCTAACATTCCAAATGCTTCTGATTATGCAAACACTTATGATGCATCAGCAGTACCAAGTAATATTGCAAATGTAGCTGATAACACTGGTTCAATCAAAGATTCAGTAGAATTAGGCAGTGAAGAACTGAAATATATGCGTGATATTGCAGAACGTGATGTAATTAACAGATACACAACAGCAGAAATCAAGGTTGAAATGCCAGTTAATGCAAATATAAACAATAATATGGATTTAGATGGTGTCATCAATTACCTTGGTGAAGGTGTAAATGAAGCTATGGAAAAAGCAGCGGAAGGGGTGCATGTATAATGGCTTATTATTTCTATTTAGATAAATTGTTATTACCAATTGCACCTTCCAAATTGCAATTGAAAGTTAATAATCAAAACAAAACTTTGACACTGATTGATGAAGGGGAAATCAATATTCTGAAAAAGTCAAAATTAACTGATGTTGATTTTGATGCACTAATCCCTCAAGTCAAATATCCATTTGCAACATATAAAGATGGATTTCAGGGTGCATCTTATTATTTGGATGAATTGGAAAGGTTAAAGGCAAGTCAAGAACCGTTCAGTTTCAAGGTAACACGAACCCTTCCAAATGGGGGGATGCTTTTTGATACGGAAATGAATGTATCATTGGAAGATTACAAGGTCAGTGAAGATGCAAAGGATGGATTTGATTTGACAGTTTCCATCAGCTTGAAGCAATACAGAGAATATGGAACAAAAACAGTCACAATTGTAAAAGATAAAGTAACAGCTAAAAAATTAAGAGCAACATCCAATTCACCTGCACCTAAGAAAAAAGCAAAAACATATACTGTTGTAAAAGGTGATTGTCTATGGAACATAGCAAAAAGGTTTTATGGTGATGGAAGTAAGTACACAAAGATTTATAATGCAAATAAGGATAAAATCAAGAATGCGAACAATATTTCGGCAGGTCAGAAATTGACTATTCCAGTGTAAGGGGGTGCTGATGATGAATGTTGAACTTATGATACAGAATGGAAATAAGTTATATCAACCCATTGTAGAAGAAGGAATCACATGGTCTACTGAAAGAAAAAGCACCCCTGGACAATTGACCTTCAATGTTGTGAAAGATGGTATCATCAGTTTCACAGAAGGTGATGCAGTTAGCTTGAAAGTGGATGGAAAGAAAGTTTTCTATGGTTTCATCTTTTCAAAGAAACGTGACAAGGAAGGTATTATCACAGTCACAGCGTATGACCAGTTGCGTTATTTAAAGAATAAGGACACATATGTATATACCAATAAAACAACTGGTGAACTGGTCAAGATGATTGCGAAGGACTTCAATCTCAAAACAGGAAAAATTGAAGACACAGGGTATAAAATAGCAACCAGGGTGGAAGATAATTCGGTACTGGTTGATATGATTCAAAATTCATTAGATTTGACGTTACAAAACAAAAAAGAAATGTATGTGTTATATGATGATTATGGAAAATTATCTTTGAAGAATATATCATCCATGGTCCTGAATCTTCTGATTGATGAAACTACTGGTGAAAATTACAGTTATACATCAAGTATTGATTCTGACACATACAATAAAGTCAAGCTTATATATGACAATGAAAAAACAGGAAAAAGAGAAGTATACATTGCACAAGATTCTTCAAAAATGAATTCTTGGGGAATTTTGCAATATTATGATACCTTGAAAAAAGGTGAAAATGGAAAAGCAAAAGCAGATGCATTGTTAAAATTATATAATACAAAAACAAGGAATCTATCCATAGATAATGCAATCGGTGACATAAGGGTAAGAGCAGGTTGCATGGTATATGTTCAGATGAACCTTGGTGATGTCACTTTGAACAATCTTATGTTGGTTGAAAAGGTAAAGCATGAATTTAAAGAAAGTGAACATTCAATGAATTTGACATTAAGGGGTGGTGATTTTATTGCATGATTTCAGTGACCTTTTAAATTTGATTAAGAAAGCATCAATTGATGCAGTTAATGCATCCAAACCAACAAAAGTTGTTTATGGAACGGTAAAAAGTAGTTCACCATTAAAAATTAATGTTGAACAAAAATTGAACTTGACTGATGCACAACTGGTCTTGACCAAAAATGTGACTGACCATGTAATAACTATAACAATTGATGGAATCGAAAAACAAATCACTATGCACAATGCCTTGAAGGTAGGGGATGAAGTTGTCATGATACAGAACCAAGGTGGACAAGAATATATTATATTAGATAGGAAGTGATGGAATGATACCAAGTACAAGTGGTTTTTTGGAACAAGATTTTGTAATCGAAGAACAACCGAGTAAAACATATATGATGCAGAAAAATGATAATATAATCAATGGATATTGTGATGAACTGGAAGCAATGAAACAGGCAATATATAAGATTTTGAATACTGAAAGGTATCAGTATATCATTTATTCCTGGGATTATGGAATTGAAACAGTAGATTTATTTGGTGAACCAGTCACATATGTTTGTCCTGAACTAAAAAGAAGAATTATTGAAGCATTGACACAGGATTCAAGAATCCAAAGTGTTGATGCTTTTTCTTTTGAAATTGATAAAGGAAAAGTACATGCGACTTTCACAGTACACACCATCTTTGGTGATGTAGAAGCAGAAAGGGCGGTGAATATATAATGTATGAATCAGTTACATATGAAGTGATTCTTCAAAGAATGTTGGACAGAGTATCTGACAAGATGGACAAAAGAGAAGCTGCAATCATATATGATGCACTTGCACCTGCCGCTGCTGAACTGCAATTAATGTATATTGAATTTGACATCATTCTTCAAGAAACATTTGGTGATACTGCATCAAGGGAATTCTTGATTAAAAGGGCAAAGGAAAGGGGCATTGCACCAAATGCAGCAACTTATGCTGTTTTAAAAGGTGAATTTACACCTTCAACTTTGGATGTTGCAATTGGTTCAAGATTCAGTTTGAACGAATTGAACTATTCAGTGACATCAAAAGTTTCAGAAGGTGTATATCAACTTACTTGTGAAACATCAGGTGTTGCAGGAAACAAATACTTTGGTGACCTGATTCCAGTTGATTACATTGATGGATTGCAAACTGGACAATTGACAGAACTTTTAATCCCTGGGGAAAATGAAGAAGACACAGAAGATTTTCGTACAAGATATTTTGCATCATTTGACACACAAGCATTTGGTGGCAACAGGGTTGATTACATTGAAAAGACAAATGGAATTGCAGGTGTTGGAAGCACAAAGGTCACACCAATTTGGAATGGGGGTGGAACAGTCAAGCTGACAATCCTGGATTCTACCTTTTCAAAGGCAAGTTCAGTTTTGATTCAAACAGTTCAAAATGAAATTGACCCATCACAAGATGGTCAAGGTCTTGGAGTTGCACCAATTGGTCATATAGTAACAGTTGATACAGTTGAAGAAGTGGCAGTTAATGTGGCTTCAACAGTGACATATGACAATGGTTACAGTTTTAGTTCGTTACAATCACAGATAATTGCTGCAATTGAAAATTATCTTCTTGAATTAAGAACTGACTGGGAAAATCAAAATGAGTTGGTTGTAAGAATAGCACAGATTGAAACAAGGCTTCTTGGAATTACTGGAATTATTGATGTGACTGGAACTACAGTCAACGGTGTAGCAAGCAACCTGATATTAACACAATACCAAGTTCCAGTGATTGGTGGTGTTACTGCGTGATAAGGGAAGTTAATTTGATTGAATATCTGCCACCAGTTATTCAGGATTATAAAGAAATCAAAGAAGTGATGACTTCTGAAAATCCTGAATTTCAACTGGTAGGAGATGAAAGTGAAGTACTAAAAAACAATCAGTTCATTGAATCAACAAATGAACTTGGAATCAAACGATTTGAAGACATGCTTGAAATCAAAGCATTGTACGATGATACCTGGGACAATAGAAAGTTTAAGGTGTTGTCAGTTTGGAATAATGCTATACCTTATACCATTAATGCATTGAATGAAAAACTTGCAATTCTATGTGGTGAAGGTGGATATTCTTTAAATGTTAATTACAACACATACACAGTGACAGTCAGGGTTGCATTATCAAGCAAAAAGAATTATTCAGAAGTTGAAAAAATGTTGAATTTGGTTCTTCCTTGTAACATGATTATTGATGTAAGTCTACTTTACAATCAGCATGAAACTTTGGCAGCATTTACACATGCACAATTAAGTGCTTATACACACGAACAATTAAGAGAAGGGGTGATTGTATAATATGGAAACACTAACAACAAATTTTGGATTAAATAAGGACGA